GGTGAATAGAAGTGAGGGTCAGCGCAGTCTCGCACGCGATTTAATCGATGTGATGGAGTTGCGTGAGTCACCGCATGACAGAAAACCAGATGCCTTCGAGCTCAGCAGAGCTCGCCCCAACAACGTTATCACCGGGCAACGAACAATCGCCCGTCGTCTCCCAGACTCCAAGTGAAGCGCCTTCGCGCCCTTCATGGGTTTCGGATGAGTATTACGATCCTAATCGTGGCGTAAAACTCGACGAACTTGGTGCAAAATTCAAAGAACTTTCTGAGTTTAAAAAGTCAGTCGACGAGCAAGCGCAGGCGCGTAAAGCTGAAATGCCCGCAACTGCGAAAGACTATGGGATCTTGCCAGAAGGCGCGAAGGTTCCTGAGGGATTTGACCTAGATCCCGATCACCCGATGTGGGGCCTTTTACAGGAAATTTCCTACGAAAAAGGGATGACCAAAAAAGAGTATGGCGAAATCGCCACTAAGTTTGTTGAGCGTTCAATTGAATCAAACAAGCAATTTATAGCAAAGGCCGAATCTGAACGAGCTGAAATGTTTAAGCAGCTTGGCGACAACGGTGCAGCTCGCATCGACAATCTTCAAAAGTGGTTCCGTTCCTCCTTTGGCGACCAGGTAGGAGCACAACTTTCTCAAACGCTTTTCACGCCCGACATCGTGAAAGCGATGGAGAAAATGCAGCGTTCTCTCTCAAACCAAGGCGTTACTTCGTTCAACGGTTTGGGACGCGATCAAGCTGGCGGCGGCGAGATCGAGGGATGGGACAAAATGACGTTCGAACAACGTTGGAACGCCAGGTCCCAAATGGATCGCCGCGCTAGCTAAATGAGGTAGTAGAGATGGCAACAGTTTATTCGAGTGTATCGGCTCCGATTACACTCCTGGAATACGCAAAAACGATGGATCAGGATTCGCCTACGCGAATCTTTGTTGAGAACATGGCCGCCGAGAGTGATCTTATGGCGTCTATGCCTTTCCTTCCTGCACAAAACGGTAAGCGCGCCTACATGGACATCGCTAACGTTCCGCAGGTTGGCTTCCGTGGATTGAACACGGCAGGCGGCGAAGCAACTGGCCACTTTAACCTTCGCGAAGAAGACACGTTCTTCGTCGACGAATATGTTAAGGTCGACCGCGCTATCATGGATCGCCTCGGTCCTGAGCACGAAGCTCGTCAGATTAAGTTGAAGACAACTGCTCTTGCGCAGATGTTTACTCAGAACTTTATTAAGTCTGACAATGATCTGAATCCAACGGCTCCGAATGGTATTCAGTCACGCTGCACGAACCTTGCGACAAACGCTGGCACGGGTGGCAATCTGTATAACAATTCGACAGCTGCCGGCGGCGCTCCGCTGTCACTTGCTAATCTGGATATCCTTTATTGGCTCGTGAACAAGCCTACACATTGGCTTATGCCTCGCGGTCTTATGCCTTATCTGGACGCTTCTGCGCGCGATCCTCAGCTCACCAATAACACGGTGACTTACGATCAGGCTGATCCGCTCGGTCGTCGCGTCATGCGTTATAAAGGCTTGCCTATCCTGTTCGGTTATGAGCCTGACGACTCGCCTGACATGCTTCCATTCACGGAAGTTGGTGCTGGTGGTGGAGCTCCTGCAACTGCGTCGATTTATTGCATTAGCCTCCGTGATGGCGGTCTGTATGCGATCGAGCAAACGCCTCTCACGGTTCGCCCTGAGGGTCAGTTGATTGGCGCTCCGTTCAACTCAACGCATATCAAATGGGACTGGGGTATTGCCCGCGAACATCCACGTTCGGTCGCTCGCCTTACGTCTGTCACCGCTGCCAAGATCGCAGCGTAACTCAACGGATAGGAGAAACGACAATGGCATTAGGCCCGTTTATTGGTAACAACGGAGCTCCGGTTCCGTTTAATGCGCCAACGAAAGTCGGCACATTTGATGCGATGAATAGCTTCACTGGCGGTTTGACGCCTCAGACGTTCACGGCTTCTGGCTACTTTCAGTCTGGCGGTGTAGCTGCTCAGCTTGATGTTGGTCCAGGTCTTTTCGATGGTTACTGGATCATCGATTGGGCGGCGCGTAAACAGTCCGCCGGAACTGAGGAATACACTGTGTATCTTCTCGGATCTAACGATCCGGCATTTGCTCCTGCTAACACTGAGATGTTGGCTGTTGCTGACTTCGGTGGCGCGCGATCTGCGGTTGCTCCATCGTTCAACACTTGTGGCGCAAGCCCAGCTGTAGTGGTTGGGGAAACAGACTATATCCCGGTTTTAAACTTTAAGTCGGGTATCGTTTATCGTTATATTCGCGCTGGTATCGACGTGAATGGCACGGCTCCATCGGCTACTGTAAATTCATGGCTAACTTACGATGCAGGGTGATAGATGATTAGCTTGATTAAAGGTTATTACAAAGACCCGGCTAATGGCCAGGTGACGGAATATCAGGGTTATGCGATCGATGTGCATGATGCTGTTAAGCGTTACCCAGATCAATTTAGCCTCAAACCTTGGGACGACGCTAAGCCCGCTAAGCAGCCTGAAACGTCAATTCGCAAGACGGTCTAGTAATCTAGGCAATGATGGACTGAGAAGGGCCGGGGGAAACCCCGGCTTTTCTTATTGAGGTGCGGTGAATGGTTGCATGGGCGTCGGTAGTTTTGGCCCCATGACAAACCTGCCAGATTATCCGAATTATAAGAACGTTAATCCGCAGACGCGGGTTTTCGACCTTTCCGATAAGCTCAAAATCATCAATCAGGCTCTAACAAACACTGGCAACAATGCCGTGGATGTTTACGACGATACGTCTGATGAGTGGCGGGTTGCCAATAACGCCTATGAGCAAGCCGTCCTATTTCTCTTGGGGGAATATGACTGGAACTTCTCGACTGATCAGATCTCCTTACAGCGACTAGGGGATAGTAATTATCCTGGATATAAAGACGTTTTTGCCAAGCCTGTAGATTGCATCCAGATCGTAAATGTTTGGAGAATGGATGATCAGCAAAGGCTAGAGCAATATTTATTAGCTTATCATCGAGCGATGGCGGATATGTATCCGCCAGCATTAACCTATCGAGTTATCGGCGACGCGATACATACGATCGCCCCTGAGGGCGTATATGCGCTTTATACGAAGTTTCCCCAGGGCGCTCAGGATTGGTCGACAGGTTTTCAGGCATGCCTAAGGACAAAGATCGAAGCCAACATCTATCGCGCCCTGAATGAAGATTATCAGATGGCTACGGCCTGGGAGAAATATGCTGATGAGCTTCTGGTGCGCGCTAAGACCCGTAACGCCCAGGAAGATTCAACTCGAGTGATGTTTAAGTCCCGCCTGGCCGCGTCGAGGTTTATCCGTCGATATGGTGGGGGGTATCGGTATTGAGTGCCGGATCTGATTTCGACATCCAAGTTGATTTCTCTGGCGGCCAGATTAATCAATCTTCCCGTCGCAGAAACGATGTTAATATTGTAAAGGCAGGCGGACAGGTTTGCCAGAATTGGCGCTGCACGGCGACAGGACAACTTATCCCCAGATCTGGCCGCAATCTTCTTTATTATACCAATACAACCCGCGGTGATTACGTCAGAGTTTCAACTGGCGAAGAATTTCTAATTAGATTTTCTGCGCATAGGTTAGAGTTTGTCGATCTCATAGGAACCGTTATTGCTTTTGTTGACGACCCAAAGGTTCTTCTTTGGGATGCGCGACATATAAACAATATCAATTTCGCTCAGGCGCAAGATAATATTTATATCTGCTATCCAACAATGCGTCCTTATATGTGCGTTTGGGATAGGCAAACTAGAAAATGGGATTTCTATCAATTTTCATTTGATCAGGGATCCGGCGCAATTAAAATGCCATTTTATCGCCGCGCTGTCCTTGGCGCAGCTATGTCTTATGACGGCTTAACTGGCGACATAAATCTAACTTGTTCAAAGAATTATTTTACGCCGAATTTAGTCGGTGCGATTATATCGATATTAGGCCAGCAAGTAACAATCAAAGAATATAAGGCCCCCAATAAAGTCGTGGCGACTGTAACATATAGGTTGCCTGAATCTATTGCTGTGGCTGTTAAAGATATTGCGCCGTTTATTCCTGGACAGATTGTCCAGCTTGCGGCGTCTGGCGTTAAATTTGAAGTAGGTTCTGTTAAATCCCTGCCAGATAAAGACAACCCCAATGCCGGAACTGTCGTCGGAGTTTTGATTTCGAATATCATCTTTGAGCAAGCGGCTTATCAGCAAAATGATCAGCTTGTTTCGCCATTAGGCGCGTCAGCTCAGACTAACCTTCCTGGTAAAGCGGATCCAGGCTCTCCGACTATTCAGTGGCAAGAAGAGTTTTTTAGCTCTCGTCAGGGGTATCCTGAAAGCGTTTCATACGATCGTGGTCGCTTGATCTTCACGGCATTTCCTCAGGCGACTAATGCTATTCTTTGGTCACAGATTGGGTCTCCTAATAGTTTCTGGATTGATACAGTTGCTTCTTCAACGCAGCCTGGCGCTGGCGGAAATGCCGACTCTGCAATCTTTGAACTTGTATCTGGGTCTCAGGATATTTTCTTTGTGCAGGGCTGGCAGCAAGGTCAGTTCGTGTTCACTAGACGCGGCGTTTATTACATTCCGGCTTCTCAGCAATATCCAGTTCAGCCAGGCAACGTTACTTTTGAGCGAATTTCAGATGACGGCATAGCTAATGTTAGGCCAATTACTCTGAATGACGCGATGTTATTTATTAACTCTGAGCTTAACCGCATTGCTGCTGTTCGTCCGACTGGCTCATATACGCGTCCATTTTTGACGCAAGACGTATCGGACATGCACACCGATCTATTTACTAGCCCGGTGCATATTACAGTTACAACTGGCGATGGGTTTAGACCTGAGCGTATGGTTTATGTCGTTAATAAAGACGGCACTGTCGTTGTTGGTAAAGCTGCGTTTGGATCTGAGGGTCAGCCGTTGTTTATTGGCTGGTCTCCTTGGGTTTCAAACGGAACCGTTACTTGGTTATCAGCAAGGGGTCCGAGCGTTTTTTATACAACCGTCTATAACTATGGCGACGTTGCATACGCTGTATGTGAAACTGGAACTGAACAAGTCTATTTAGATCACACGCTTCTTGTTAATGGCGATAATGGCAAAGCAACACCGCCAGAAGGAAAGGGTATATTTTATCAAGCGCCAGCTGGAACAATGGTCACCGTGATGGATTTCAATTTAGACTATGGAGAGCACGCAATAGATGAGAATGGTTTTATTATACCATATCCTGGCGAAGACTTATCAAGCCCTACATTAGTAGCCGGTTTTTATACGCCATCGATTTATCGTCCATTTAGTTACTTTGATAGAAAAGGCGATAGAACAAAAAGAATAAGTGTCGATCGCATATCAATTAATGTTGAGCAAGCAACTGACTTTATGCTTGGCAATAAGGTCTTTACGACAAGCGCATTTGAAGTTGACGGGACCGCACAGCCGAAACTTCTTGATGGAACATTTAGAATTAGAACGCTTGGAAGATCGTGGAACCAGTCTGTCGATGTAATCAAACATCGTCCTGGGCCAATAACAGTCTGCGAGCTCTCATTGGAGGTTTCGAACTAATGGGTGACGGCGCATCTATGCAGGAAATGGCCGGCGGCCTATCTGCGATGGGTATATGGGATCAATCCTATACCCAAGCTCAAAATATTATGCAGCAAGGTCAAGACGCTCTTTTTCAAAATGAGTATCAGGCTGGACAATATCAAATCGCTGCGCAGGTTGCGGATATACAAGCGGCGCAAACTAATTTTGCGATGAGGCAAAAATGGGATTCGCAAATGGCAAACGTCAATGCCGTCATGGCTATGGACGGTGCGGATCCCAATAGCCCTTCGTCATGGGCTGTCAAAAACGCCGCGCAAGGCAAAGAAGATAACGCGCTCGATAATACTATGGCCAATTTTTACAATGATAAAATGGATAAGATGTCTGCGCGTAAACTTTACATGCTGCAAGGTTATAAAGCTCAATACATGGCAAACCAAAATGCCACAGCAACTCTTGCAAGCGGACATATGGCGTCAATGGGCGCCATGCTTTCTGGGTTAGCGGCAGCGCAAAACAGTAGAACGGCAGTTCGCCAGGCTCGCTTTAGCGCAATGACAAGTATTGCGGGTAGTGCTCTCGGTCTTTTAGGAGGGTTGCGTTTTGGTTGATATGCCAGAGGTTAAGCCGGTTTTAACCCAGCAACCGGAAGTTCAGCTAGACAGTTCAATTTTCAGACGTGGCGACGCGTTGAGCACTGGCGCTGGTATGCAGGCGCTCGCGCAGGGATTGAACGCCTATGGCGAGGCTCAGGTTAAATCAAAAATTGCCGGAATTGAGCAAACAGGAAAACTCGGGTCGATGGCGATCGGAGCTCTCGGCTCTCTCGCTGGAAAGATGCAAGAAAAGTCTAATGATTTCTCTATGACTTTCCAGCGAGATAGCGAGGGGAACCTGCAACCCATATCCGGTAGCGGCGGGGATTTTGGCGGGTTTAATTTAACGGGGATGCTTGGCGGAGGATCGTCAAGTTGGTTCGGCGCACCTGATGCAAATGAAACAAGCGGCGCTAATCCTCAGGGGGCAAAGGCTTCCGAGGCTTATGGTCATGCTATAACTGTAACCAATAAAGCTGCCGCTCAAACAATTATTAATGAGAATATTAATAATCTAAGAAATAAATACGAAAGAGATCCTGATCAATTTCAGGTCGCTGTTGGAAAGTATGCTGATAGCTTTTTGCAGCAAGGATACCCTGAGGGTGTTGGCGAGTCTATGTGGTCGCACGCCGTTCAGGTAGGATCTCAGCATCATATTTCTCTCGTAAATAATAAGAGAGAAATGGATCTTCATAATGGCTATAACGATTTACTTACGCGCAATGGCGATCTTAAAAACGATTTATCAAATGTTTCGTTTGGAACCCCTGCCGACAAACCTGACTTTATTGAAAAGACGCCTGAGTATGCGGCCTATAAGCAAAATCTAATAGAGCTTCAAAGCAATCCTTATTTCAAATCAACCTATACGCCTGCAAGAGTTGAGCATGAGCTCAACATGACTAAGCAGGAGGCTCTTAATAGTTGGGCCCAAGGTAATGTTCAGCGCATAAGAGACCAACCTGGCGGCGGAATTGATAAGGCGACTGAATGGGCCAGAAAAAATATATTAGAGGCTAAAGGACCACTGTCTCCTGAACAGAGAGAGTCTGCGTTTAATAATGCCGTTAATAAGATTACTTCTCTTACTGATGAGCAAAAGACTAAAAAACAAGCTGCGGTATCGCAAGCAGATGGCTTGTCAGAGCTTTATTCTAAAGGCATACCTGCCAATGAGCAGCAATTTAATGAAGCCTATAATGAGGCAATGAATAATTTTGCTCCTGAGGCTGCCGCCAAGTTGCGAGCTTCGCGCAATCTTTATGAAATGTATTTCAAACCTGCCGGCGGCCTAAGCCCACAACAGGGAGCTGCATCGCTTATGGGCCCACAGCCCCAGAGCACAGCTGGAATAAATTTTTCTAGCGCGCAGGGCGTAAAAAAGTTCTTCGAAGCTAAAGGTTGGACACCGCATCAGGCGGCCGCAATTGCTGGCGCGTTTTCCCAGGAAAGTAGATTTAACCCCAATGCTATTAATCCTCATGATGGTCGAGATGGATCTGACTCGATCGGCATTGCTCAGTGGAATGGCCAGCGCGCTCAAAATCTAAAGGCTTTTGCTGCTTCGCGCGGTAAGCCGTGGAATGATCTTGAAACTCAATTAGAGTTTGTTCATCACGAGCTTACCCGTGGTTCTGAGTTTTCTGCCGGAACTGCTTTACGATCGGCTGGGGACGTTACATCTGCCGCTAGTGCAATGGCAGGTTATGAGCGCCCTCGCGGTTGGAGCCCGCAGCATCCAGAGCTTTCAGACGGGTGGGCTAATCGCCTTAATACTGCGTCACGATTGCATGGAGGTGGGGATATTGCCCTCGGCAATCATGGCGTGTCTCAGGGCGGGGCTCCTGTTGCTTATGGTAGAAATAGCGCGCTTCCATTTACCGCTCAGCAAATGCACGAAAATCCGTGGCTTGCTTCTCAGGCAGTCAAGTTCGCGGCAGCTGATAATGCAGCAACAGTAAGTTATGCAAAAGAGCAAATGAATGTTGCTGGCGAAGGGTTTAAGTTTGGCATTGTTCCTACACCTGAGAAACTTGCTGAGTTAAAGCAGATTGCGGATACGCATCCGAAAGAGCTCGGCGAGGAATATACAAAATTACAGGCTAAGGCAGATGCAGCTCCTATGGCTCTTGCCGCTGCCGGATACCCTGGCGGTGGGGAGCAACTTAAAGCTCAGACAGATAAGCTCGCTGCCGAGAATCCTGATTTCTATCATATGAAACTTGCTGAGGCTGTTAGAGAGCAAGTTGATGGACGAGCCAAACAAATAAAAGAAGATCCTCACGCCTATGCTGCGCGCAAGGATGTGAACTGGACAACTCGTGCACCAACTCCTTTCAGCGCAATGGGAGCTCCTCAGCAATTTGGCGAGAACGTAACGCCGTTAGATGTGTTTAAAGGCACGTTAATGCAGCATAGGCAATCTGGCATTGCTTTGTTAAATCACGGCGTAACAAACGACATAGCTGCCGCCACGTTCCCTGATAAAGCTATCAACGATATGGGCGCTTATCTATCAAGCGCCAGTCCGCAGCAAGCAGAGGCTTTTGCCGCCGGGCTAAAGAATGATCTGAACGACAAAGAGTATGAGCGCATTGCTGGCAACAAACAATTCGCCAATGTTGTCGCCGGCCTGACTCGTTCTGGGGATCCTCAAAAAGTTACCGCAGGCTACATGCTGATGGAACGCGCCTATGGGCTTAATCCATTTGTGTTTGACAAAGAGCACCCAGGCCAGCGCGAGCGCATGACCTATTGGAACACCGCCGTTAGGTTCATGGGTTACGATGAAGCTAAGCGCGTTTTGATGCAGGACGCTCAGTCTGCCGGTTCAGATCAGGTTATGACGAATAAGCGTAAGGAAGTTCGAGAAACATTAAAGAACGAAGATACAAGTAGCGTTTTGAAAGCTGTTACTGGATCTTGGTTTACGCCAGCATCGCCAACAACTCCAAAAGATATAGATCTTGGAAGCGCCCAGGTACTTACGCAAAACTGGAAGAGAATGGTTGAGAATTATTATGTCGCAGGAAATGACATGGCGACATCTAAATCCAATGCTACGGATACGCTTAAAAAATATTACGGCGTATCAGCATTTAATGGTGGTGAAGTAATGCTTATCCCGCCAGAAAATGTTTACAAGACTCCGCAAGAAATGATGGCTTTCAAAGGATCATTTAACGCCTTTGTTATCGAGAAGTCGTTAGAATCTGGCGTTCATGTCGATGGTTCTGATGCAAGTCTTGCTCATGTTCAATTAGACGCAAAGATCTTATCTGACGCTCAGACGTTGGATTCAGTTGCGTCAAGGCAGCCGCCTTCATACGCCGTTCAAATTAAGGATCCAAAAACAGGTCATACGCATTTACTTATGGATGCGAATGGGATGCCTGTTCGGTTCCCGCCAAAAGACATGAACGGCAATGTTATGGATCCGATGCAAGATCCAATGTTTGGCAAAGAAGCAATGCAAAACATGGATATGAATTTCTATAAAACATACCCTCGCTGGAAGAGGGCTATGGAAAGAGGTCCTATGGAATTGTTCAAAGGTCCATTAACTCTCGGGGCTAACAATGGTGGATGAAGTAAAGACTGATCAGGTTCAGCCTGAGCTTACTCCCGCCACTCCTGCGCCTGTTGTTCCTCCTCAGCCTCAGCCTGTTCAGGTCGACGAAGGAATTAAGCCTGGGGCTGGCGCGAATATTGCCGTTCCGCGATTTGATCAAAAGCCAAACTTTGTTTCTGTAGAAGATAAAAAGCCGACATGGGGCGAGACGGCTCGCGCCTTATGGAACGAGAACGACTTTAATGTGATTGGTAAAGCTGTTTATAATTTTACCTATCCGCCTGCCATAGATCACACGCCGGATCCAGATTTCAATCCGCTCAAAGAAGCTGAGGGGACGCCTCTTGCCGGTCAAACGCCTTATCTAATTGGGTTTAAGAATAAAGCCGAGCTCGATTATGCAATTGAAGAGGCGCGGCAAAGAGAACACGATCGTGAGACGATCGCGGCTAATGGCGCATTAGGTGTTGGTCTTTCATTTGTGAACGGCGGCATTAGCCCCGCTGCTCTTTTACCTATTGCTCTTGGGCCAAAATCTATCGGTCAATTCGGTCGCGCTGCTTTGTCTGGCACTGTCGGCGCTGCGGCTATGGAACCTTTTTATCAGGCGAACGATCCTGGGCGAACATATGAAGATGCAATTAAATCTTTAGCTGCTTCAACAATTGTCGCTGGCGTTCTTGGTAAGGGTATTATGTATGTTGGAGAGCGTAAGGTTAAGGCGCTGGAAAATGAAATAAATAAGATAAGAGAAAATGCTGGTTTAAATGCCGGGCAGAATCCTATTGCAACTTATGATTTAGATAATCAGCTCGCACCAAACGCTCCGACTTCTATAAAAATAATGCGAGACCATAATGGCAATACGGCTATATGGGATGGCAGCGAGTATGTGGATATATCGGATAATATGAATCCGAACGTCCCGTTAGAGGAGACGATCGCAAAGCATTATGGAATTGAGGATATAAGCGTCCTAAAACGGACAGACACGCCAAGGGTTGAGCCTGAAATTAGCGAGTCTCCTGTTGTTAGAGAGTCGCCAGAATTTGAGCATCACGAAGCTGTTTCGTATTTCAATGACAATGAAGAAGTGAAGCTGCCGGATCAGGCAACCGGCACTGGTGGCGGGTTGTCAGCTCAGGCGAGCGATAAGCGCAATTTAGTTCAGAAAGAGATAACCCCAGAGTTCCTAAGACCTGTACGCGATAAGGCCGGTGAGGTCATTGCAGGTTTAGCGAAGACTGTTCCAGGCGGCCATTATGTTGCCGATACATACACGGCTGTTGGTCGCTTCGCTGCTAAATATGGAAAGAGCCCTGTCGGAATAATCATGGAGCACAGCTACTCCAAAGCTGCGCGCTCGCTCCTTTTAGATGTTGTCGATACGTCTCGTCAGCTTATTGGCGACGAAGTAAAGGCAATCGGCGGAGCTTTATCAAATCATGTCCAAGTCGAGGCTGAACGGATTCAGGTCGAGGGACTGATTGCATTGGAGGACGCCTATGCTCAGCATCGTTATGGAACGACTAATCCGGGCTTTCGCCAGCGCGGGTCTGGTTATTGGCCCGGCGCAAAGCCAGAGGGAGCTCTTGATTATAAAGAGTTTAATGAACGAGTCTTTATGGCGATGAACAAACTGGACACTGACGTTGAGGGAGATCCGAACGTCACCGAGGCAGCTAAGGCAATAAGAAAGTTATTGGACCCGTGGTTAGAGCGCGGGAAGAAAGCCATTCACGATGACGGTCTTCCTTTATTCTCGGAAGATATGCACGCGCCATTAGGTGCGGACTCTTGGATCTCGCATCAGTTAGATGCGTTTAAAGCTGATAACAATTGGGAAGAGTTTGTAGGCATGATCTACAAACACCTTCAAAGAGACCAGGTTGTCAAAGCTGAGCAAAAAGAAAAAATTACTTTAGCGCAAAGAGATGTTGTTTCCGCTCAGGCGGCTAAAGAGCGCATTGCAAACAGAATTTCAACGCTAGAGCAATTAATTAAAGAAAATGAAATTAGACGAGAAGAAAGAAGTGGCTCTAATCGTAAACCTAAATCCGCAGAGGATCGGGTAATTGAAAGAACAAACACTTTAAAAGCTACAAGAAAACAAATTCAAGATGAAATTGACTCATTAAAAGATGGCGCTATTCCAGAAAATGCTGGAACAATTAAACTTTTAGAAGAAGAGCTTGGGTATGTAAAAACATTGTCAGAGGGCGCAAAAGAAGGCAATCGATTTTTAGGTTCAATCGCTAAGGAAAATAAATAGCGACTCGATATTCTAGAAAAAAGAATATTAAATCAATATGAAACTATGAAAGCATTGCGAATTGCCGAAGCAGTAGCAGATCGCGAGCATGTGACCGCTCTTGATCGTCGCGAAAAGCTCCTGATGGAATGGGAAGGCAATTCATCTAAGGCTTTCAAGAGCGCTGTTAAGGATAGGGAGGCTGCTGCTGAGGCTGCCGGCGACATTGAAGGAGCTCCCAGGCGAGCTTCTGCTGACTCTGCCGCCGAAGATGCAATCCGCTCGATCATAGAGTCTGAGCGCGACTATTCCGATACTGAACTAATGACGCGCGCCAATTCGATCGCTCACAACTGGCGCGGTCGTCCGAGCACGATCACTGATTATCTAAGCGAACAAGATCCATTTTCTGAAGCTATCCCGACGCGTGAGGGATTGCGCGGATCTATGAAGCGCCGAACAATTCCGATCCCGATCGAAGATAAGATTGAGTTCCTTCAATCTGACATGCGAACAGTGCTTGGATCGATTGCTAGATCGCTTCCGGTAGATGTGATGATGACGGAGAGATACGGCTCTCCTGAAATGACGCGAATGATTGACGGCGTTCGGGAAGACTATGACCGTATGTTGTCTGCCGAGCGGGCCCGCAGAGACAAGGGGTTTATCACTCAGTCTGAGTATAAGAGCATTGAAAAGAATATGCTGGCTCAGATGGATCTCGATCTGCAACAATTCACTGGATTGAATCAGATCATGCGTAATCGTTACGGTTACAGCTCAGATCCGACAAATCAGGGTCTAGTTCGTGTTGCCCGTGGGCTGCGCAACTGGGCGTCGCTCACGTCTCTAGGACGTGCGACGTTAAATTCCTTTAGTGATGCCGGTTTTGGCGCAGCTTTAAAGTATGGCGTCGATAAAGTTTTCACTGATCAGTGGGTCAGTTATGGGAAGGTCCTTGCTGACGTTCCGCAGGAGCTTTTCACTGGTAAACAAACAGCTCTTGTGAAGCAGCTAAAACGAGAGTCTCGTGCACTTCTGATTGGCACTGAGACAATGCTCACGCTGATGAGTCATGACATCGACCATATGACGAATATGGGGATGGGTAATAAGTTTGAGCGCACGATCGCATATGGCGCCAATAGGATGCAGTTTCTAAACGGCATGACCGCTTGGACGGATAACGTCAAGATGGCGACAATGCTGATGGCGACGCAACAATTCTCTGACGCTGCTGAGCGTATGTTTAAAGGGAAGGGCACTGCTCTCGACATTACCAGGTTTGCTGAATCCAACATTCAGCCCCATGAGGCCGTCGAGATCGGCCGCATGTTTGATAAGTATGGCAGCTCGGAGCGGGATGTAAGATTTTCAAACGTCGATCAGTGGGTTGAAAACGACGCCGAAAAGCGTGCGGCCATGCTTTACAAGGTTGCGATGAAGCGTGAAGTGAGCACGATCGTCCCAACATCGAATATCGGCATTGCGCCAATTTGGATGAGCCACCCGCTTGCCGGCATACTCGGTCAGTTCATGAGCTTCGTCTATGCGTCTCATGAGCAATTCTATTTAGCCAATATGCAGCGCCTTAATTATCGCATGGCGGGGGCCCTTGCGTATGGCGCCGGCCTGGGTGCTTTGTCTTATTACGCTTACAAAATGTCTAAAGGCGAAAAGCCTACGGATAATCCAGGTCAACTTGCCAAAGAAGTGATCGATCGCATGGCGATTGTTCCGCTTTATAACGAGCTCGCTAAGCGCGTATCGAAAGCGACGATGGGGCAGGTGGATCCTTATAGGATGATTGGCGCTGATCAGCCTCTAAGTCGTCGCGCTGACAATGACTTTTTTGATGAAATGTTGGGCCCTGGTCTGGGCGTCGCAAAGAAAGGCTTGCAGGTTGCCGGAGGAGCTGCGGCTCGGATCGCCACCGGAGATCCGAAGTATTTCCAAGGCAAGCAACTACACCAAGCTCGCCAATTGGCCTGGTTTCAAAATCACTTTTTTGGAGCTCCGCTGATCTTTGATGGCGGAGAAAAGCTCGGCCTAAAGTTCATGAATCTAAAGCCTACGCCGGGCCAGCAAAGGATGATGAACGGAGAGTAGGTGCGTTTAACTTTGGGGGAATAACCGCCAGAAATATACCGTCGAATAAGATGGTGAGAAAAATATGGCCGTTATTCCTCCCGTTCCGCCAGTAGCTAATGCCGATCGCTATATGTTGATAAGCCCTAAGCCGGGCCAAGCTGTTTCAACAATTGCTGTTTCTTTTCCTATTTATGGTGACGGCCAAGACATTACTGTTCGCTTAAACGGCAAAGAGTATGAAGGCTGGACGTTTTCTTCTGCATCAGGAAAAGACTTATATTTTCTTCCTCAGCCAATTACTGACGGCGTTATAACGTTTAGCCCTGCAATTTCTGCGACTAAAGTCGAAGTAATCGGATCTATTAGAGCGCGTCAGGTTGTTATGCCTACTGCGCCAGGAATAGGTCGGCGCGAATTTAATCAAACAACTGGTTATATTATTTCAGCCCTGCGCGAGTCAGAGTTTTCTATAAGGAATATTCCATCTGGGCCACCTGGAGAGAAGGGCGATAGGGGAGATCCTGGCCAGACGGGCCAGAGGGGTGAGCAAGGGATACAGGGCAGGGATGGTGAGCGCGGCCCTCCTGGGCAGACAGGAAATGCCCGTGGGGAGTTCTCATTAAAAACGCCGGATCAATTACCTGCTGATGGGTTGATCCCGGTTGATTTTGATGGTCCTGGAAAACCACCTCACCCTGTCCAGTTCGAGACGAATGATGCGCTGATTTATAATGGAGTGGCTCAGTCTCAGAACACGGGCAATCTTTATATCTTTGTTGGAGCGCAACAAGAGACGTTTGAGGTTGATGGCTGGGTAAATGCTGGTCACATAGTCGGCCCTCCTGGCAGGGATGGGCCTCAAGGAATTCCTGGGCCACCTGGCCCTATAGATGAAAACGCATTGGATAAAAATTATAATCTAAGCGATCTTCCTGACGTTGCTGCGGCAAGGGCAAACTTAGAATTAGGAACCGCCGCGCTTGTTAATGTCGGCGTTGCAGCAAACGATGTCCCTAATACGTCTGAGGTTTTGCTGGTTAGCAATAACCTTTCTGAAATCACGGACGATGCGGCGGCGCGCAACAACCTTGGATTAAAGAGCGGTGCGATTACAGTTGTTGGAACGGCAGCGACTTACAATGCTGGTTTAGGTGTGAACGATTTAGTTCCGCTCGATGGTTCAGCAAAAATTCCGCATGAAGCTGACAAGATAATCATTGCTGCTACCGATCCAGATCCAGCACAAGGCGATCAGAATTGGATTTGGTTTAAGGTTTAAGTTTATGGCCAAAGGCAAGGTTATTTATCTCACCAGTGGTTCACAATGGACTGTTCCGAATGATTGGAACAATAAGGAAAATATTGTTCACGTCATTGGTGGCGGTGGTCGAGGTGGTGATGGTGATGCTTCAAGTAGAGGTGGATCTGGCGGCGGCGGTGGCGGTGGTGGATACGCGCGCAAGTCAAACATTCAACTAACAAAAGGACAGGTTGTTAATTACGTCATAGATGCTCCTGGTGGTGGCGGTTCAACTTGGTTTTATGACAGCGGAACTGTCTGTGCCACTGGCGGCACTAATGGATACAGAAACGGTGGCGGCTCACCTGGATCTGGAACGGCTGGTGATGTTCTTTATTCTGGTGGGCCAGGTGGCCCAGGAGCAAACACTATTGCTGGCGGTGGCGGCGGTGGTGGTGCTGGTGGCCCTAACGGAAACGGATCTGGCGGCGGTGCAAACAGCAGCTTAGGCGGCGGTGGTGGTGGTGCGGCTGGCGGCGGTCTTGGTGGTGGTGGTGGCCCTGGCAATGGCGGAACCACTCGCGGATCTGACGGCGGCGGCGGCAATGAATTTGGTAACGGCTACGGCTCAGGTGGTGGCGCTGCGGGTGGTGGATCTGGCGGCGCTGGTATCCCTGCGTCCGATTATGTCGGCGGCAATGGTGGTGGTTTTGGTGGCGCTGGCGGTGGTGGCATTTCATCTATTGGCGCATCTGGCGGCGGTGCTGGCGCACAAGGCCTCATCGTCATCGAGTATGAACCTGTCGTTGACGTAGATATTTATCTCACCACTGGCTCATCGTGGACTGTGCCGGAAGATTGGAACAATGACGCTAATGTTGTGCATGTCATTGGCGGTGGTGGTGATGGTGCGCCTGGTTGTAATATTTCAAACTGTAATCCTGCGGGTGGCGGTGGTGGTTACGCGCGCAAGTCAAATATAAAGCTAACTCCTGGCAGCGTTATCTCTTATCAAGTTGGTGGATCTGGTGGTGGAACAACATGGTTCTATGACACCAACACCGTTTGCGCGACGGGCGGTGGTAACGCTTCACGATGCGGTGGCCCTGTTGGTGGTGGCGCTGGAACGGCTGGCGATGTTTTACATAGCGGTGGCGGCGGTGGTGGTAACGTAGTCGGCGGCTCCCTTAATGGTAGTGGCGGCGGTGGCGCAGCTGGGCCTTATGGCGATGGAGAAACGGGCGGCATCAATCAAGCGTGGGGCGGTGGTTCCGCTGATGCTGGTCAAGGCGGCGGCAGAGATGGCGGCGCTGGCAATGAATTTGGAAATGGATACGGCGCTGGTGGCGGCGGTGGATACAACGGTTTTGGATCTGGTAGTCCAGGCGGCTCATATGGTGGTGGCGGTGCTTCTGGTGGTGTGAGCGGCGGTGGAGCGGCAGGACACCAAGGCATGATTTATATTCATTACACACCAAAGACACCAACACCGCCAACTGGCTACGACATATCAATCAAGAACAACGGCAACTGGCTCAAAGCTAGTGGCACATGGGTTAAGAACAACGGCAACTGGATCAAGGTTGTCGGTGTCTGGGTTAAGAACAACGGCAGCTGGTTGAAAGTATGATTGATTATCAGATCTTTTTTAAATCAGTCAGACGCTCGATCTTCACCACTGGTCTAACCAAAGGCCAGGTTGAAGGGATGGAGCGGATTTTAGATTACTGGACAGCTGAACATCTCGACATCAGCCTAGATCAAATGGCGTATATCTTAGCCACGATCTATTGGGAGACGGCGCATAAGATGGTGCCAGTGAAAGAGGCTGGCGGTGAGCGTTACCTAAAATCCAAGCGCTATTATCCCTACATTGGCGTTGGCTTGGTGCAAGTGACATGGGCGCAGAATTGGCGGCGCTGGGGAATTGGCAAAGCGGAAGATGGATTGTCCTGGCCGATTGCATTGCGCGCCACGTTTGAAGGAATGTTGAAAGGCGTTTTTACTGGCAAAAGCCTGGGAGATTATATCGGCAACGGTCGCAGAGATTTTATTGGCGCGCGGCGTATCATCAATGGGACTGATAGAGCGCGAGAGATTGCTGCAATAGCAGAGAAGTTTAGGATGGCGTTGCGCGAGGCTCAGAGTGACGCGCCTGTTGTTGCGGCGGTGTTTGAAAGGCCATCTGATCCAGGCTTCAAAGAGTGGTTGCTGGCGGCGCTGCGTGATGATGAGGATGTAAGAGAAGCGATCCTGGCGCTGGTCTATCCAGACGAGGAACCGACTGACGAGCCTGAGCCAGAGATGGCCTATGCCGACGAGCTTCACGATGAATATGGATAAGCCGCGTCCGCCAAGGCGTCCATATTCCCCTGACTACCAAGGGCCTACACGGTATGATGAAGCCAATTACCCGCAGGTTAGCAGAGGAACGGTCGAGACTGTTACGTCCAAGGTTTTTGAGGCATATAAGATTAACCCGATTATGATCGGGATGATCGTCCTATTGCTCTCGATCATTGGAGCCCTTGGCTTTTACATGATTAGGAATGACGACAGGATTTATGCATACATTTCGGCGCGTGACCTGCAACGACAAGACCTGTATGATCGCTTGATTGAGATGGCGTTAAAGTGCAGATCAATAGCAACTAACCCAGATCACTTTCCTCAGTTGGAGTTTCCTGAGACAATAACACCACCTGCAAAGACGCCTACAAAAAGGGATGGAAGGTAGCGAGTCCAACGTGTTCTAATGTTTTCAATGGTTGGAGTTGATTCCCAAGCTGTATGTCGAGGGTTCGATTCCCTTCGCCCGCTCCATTAATTTTGATGACCTAAAGTCAGAATAGAATATC